GATATTTTCACCACTACCTTGCTTATGTGCATCTGAAGCACCTAACATTCTACTTCCAAGTGCAGTACCTGTTGATGATGGAGAATCATTTTTACCTATACCACCTTCTATTTTTGGTATTTTTGTATCAACACCGTCTTTTATTTCACCTATTTTATTGTCTGTTTTAATTGGTTTTACAGTTTTACCCATACCTCCAGCATCTACTGTTTGTGATGCTGTTGCTGGTACAATATCTGCGTTTGACAAATCTTCACCTTTCTTTTCTTGAATTAAATCTGATTCTGTTTCATTTTTATTAAATTTACCTTCTTGATCATCTATAATTTCACTGTCAGTTAGTGGTTCTTTTTTATTTACATAACAGCCAAATTTGTCACATTTTATGATTTCTTTACCATCACCTCTAGGAACTGATGGAACCATTGCTTTTGCTAATGGATTATGATCTGTGATTAATGCTAATGGTACTGCTGGGTCTTTACATACTGCTACCTCATAATGTTCTAAATCTGTCAATGCATATGCTACATCTCCATCTTTCATTACTTTAGGTGTTCTATCTGCTTTAGTTGCTCCACCAAATGATAGTCCTTTGTATTCACCAGATTTTATCTTTTCCCAAATATCTGTATCTAATTCATAATTTTTATGTATTTTACCAGTTAGTTTAATTGCTGGATATGTTACACCGTCATGTTCAAATGTTGTTTTCATAAAGTTAATTCCTTTACCTACAACTCTGTTAGAATGTGTATCTGTGATAGGTGCTCCTCTATCCATCCATAATGGTAATACTTTGTATAACTCATCTACTATGGTAATTTCACCCTGTTTATCTTTCATTTCAACTGTTAGAAAACCTTCAAAGAATCTATTATCATTAGTAGAATCTAATATTGTCATTGATTTGGTTAGTAATTTTCCAACTCTTTCCATTATATATAATAAAATGTTCTTATATTTAAGTTTAAAAAAGGTGAAATGGTTGGCTTATTCAGCCAAAACATAGCCATTTACTCTTTCTTTGCTTTTGAAACTGCAAAGTCAGCTGCAAAACCAGTTGTTAAACCGATTAATCCTAGACCTACTAAACCTACACCTTCAGCTACAACCGTTTGTGCGATTGCTATTGCTGCGAATGTAGATATAATTAGTCCACCTGCTAACTTTCTTGCTGAGTAAGGCTCTTCAGAGTGTAAATATCCTCTTAGGGTATTTAGACCTGCACCAACGACTGCAGCAGCTACAGTTACTAATACTGGATCTACCATAGAGAATTGCGCTATCTACCATTATATAAAGTTATTTGTCCCCTAACACTTTACCTACTAGGTCTTCTAGGTCAGAATCTGCTTCTTGATGAAGCCTATTAGATTGTCTGTCTAGGGCAGAAGCCAAAATAATGAGGGCTTTTTGGAGGTGTTCAACCTTTAGGCATAAATCTTTTTGTGTAGCAGATAATTTCCTAAAGTAAGCAATTAATGCTCCACCACTTCCAATTACCAGTCCTATAACTATTTCAGAGAATAGTGTATCTATTATTTCGAACATATTAAATACAAGTCTAACAACTATTTAAACTTTCGAAATTGGTATTAAGAATCCGTCTTCTATCATGTTTAACACCAATTCAGGTTCTTCATGAAAAAGATTTAAAACTTTTTCGGATACATTTTCACAATCTATATTTCCACATTTATAACATATGTAAACTATTATATTATCAGATGAATAACCATATTGTATACTACCACATGGACACCTTAAATCCCCTTCTTCCATGTCTATAAATCAAAACCTTTATTAATAAAGATAACCATCCAGAAGGTATGGGTATTTCTGTACATGTATATGACTCTATAGATGAATATGTTAAAAGAAATGGTCGTTTAGTTTCAGATAAATCAGAAATAAATGATGCATCAATATCATTAAAAGATATATGGGTTACACAAGATGAAAAACTTAGAGTTGTATTGGACTGTGAAAAGTTTTATGAACGTCCAGACACATCAAGATCAATAAGTTGCTTTCAAAGAAACAATATAAACAAATATCAAACTGGTGATGAGAAATTAGTAAAATATGATGACGTATCTTTTGACCCAAAAACCGAAAATATACAGTTTTTCAAAAAAAGATTAAGAAAAGCACCAATATTTTTTAAAGTAGGAAAGTTTTGTGGTGATATGCCAAAAAAAACTGCAAAAATAAACTGGGAACACAAATTTTTTAATTTAAAAGCAAATAGAATAGATTTTATATTATTATAGTGTTATCTTCTGTTACCTAAGTTTTTTCCCATTATAATTTTCCAGTCTTTACCGTGTTTTTTTCTCATTTTTTGCCAAAATGGGTCTGCACCAAACTGTCCACCTTTCTTATTATACTCTTTTGTTACGTTAGCAATTCTTCTATGACATGTATTACAAAATCTAGCGTTAATTTGCTCTATACCAAATTTGTATTTACCACAAAAGAAACATAACCCATACATTTTATGTGTAATTGTTGCTAAAAGTGGCTCTCTACCACGTTTACTAGCACAGTCACCACAAATATCTGCAATAGTTGCTGCAGAAGCATCTCTTTTAAAACAATTTATACATATAGCCTCTTTATAGTGATCAACTCTTGTATATTCATCTGCTTGATGTTTCTCCCACAATTTTTTTCCGTGGTCTGTACCACCATCATCTACATTTAATTTAGTTGCCAAATTTAATTTTGTGATAATTTTATTTTCTTCAATGCGTCTTGTACAATAATGTAAATATTTCTTACTGCATAATCACTATTAGCTTGAATTTTTATTTCACTTGAAATTTCTTCAATAGTAGCGTTAATTGCTTTTAAATCTGCAGTGTAAATTGGTGTTTTTTGTGTTTTTTTCTTAAACTCTTCTGTTCTATTAATTTTCTCTATTGCTTTTTTTGCTGCTTCATTAACACTTGCTTGTGTTGAACGAACCTTTGTACCAGATGGTAGTTTTGTTTTTCTTGCGTCATCTGTTGTAGGTATTTTTTTAGCCATAGTAATCACTATTTAATCTGATATATAAAGATTAAAATCCGTCTTCCTCCCATCTCTTTGTATCTGATAATTCTTGTTTAACAATTTCTCTTGCTTGTCTAACTGTCATGTTTGCTTTGGTTCTTAGTTCATCAACTGCTTTTGTTTTTGTCCAGTCAAAGTCTATTGCACTTTGTAATGTAGACTTTACAATTTCAAAGTTAGCTGGTGTTATACCGTCTGGGAATTTCTTTGGTTGTAAGAATGGTTGTATTTCTGCTTTTTTAGATTGTGATGTACCACTTCCACTTGCTGGTGCACCCTGTCCTACTCCACCTTTATCAGATGGTCTTTGTTTCTTTGGTTTACCGTCAACTTCTTGTTGGTCTTCTTTTGGTGCAGCAGTTCCTCTACCACGTCCCTTAGAACCAGAAGTGTTTGGTTTGTCACTCTCATTATTACTTTCTAACATCATCATAGTTGGATTAATAATTGGGTTTTTCGATACCTTAAACTCACCAGTGTGTGTTTTTGTAACTTCGAATCCCATTGCTTGCATAGCAGCCATATTCTGTATCTCTACACCTTGTATTTGTAAGTCTCTTAGTTTATCATTCTCTTCTCCACCTTTCAATCTTAATTCCCAATCATCAACATCTAACATTGCAGCAAATTTCTTAAAGAATGAAGTATAAAGAATGTCTTGACCCCATTTAATTGCTCTGTTTGTAATTGTAACTTGTAAACCTTCTTGTGACCATCCAGATGGTAATTCACCAAAGTATAATGGTAATACACCAAACACTGCACCAATAATCATTCTTAGTTCTCTTCTTATTTCTGTAAATTCTAATTCTTTTAATGAGCCTGTAAAGTCTAACCACTGTGCCATGTTTTTACTACCTTTGTCACTTTCCACTAAAAGTGGGTGTATGGTATATGGATCTTCTATTGCTTTTTCTTCCAACACATCCCATGATTTTCTAAACGTTTCATAGTTACGAGATGCAATAACTAACATACCTCTTGGAGGTCTCATCTTATCAAAGTATTTTCTAATATACTCATCCATATGAGATAAAGACATAGCCTTTGACCATATAGAGTAAATTGGGCTGTATCCATAAAGTAATGATGGTTTGTATTTACCAGCCTTCCAAATAATCTCACCTTCACCATAAACTACACGTTTTGGTTGTGGTATACCTATGGAATATACAGAGTTAACTTCTAATACTGCTTTCAATGCTTCTGCACCACATCTATCACATTTTGGTGTGGTCAATCTTTTATCACGGTGTTCAAATCTTGGGCATACAAAAATTTGGTTTCTCTTATCATCATAACCTATTCTACCATCAGAGTCAGCAATTAATGCTACTTGAGGAGGGTCAATTCTTAGTAGTTCTTTTACTTCTGATGCATTATGATCAATCTTTCCAGTTCTGTCATCAATTTTATAATTCTTAAGTACTAAACAGTATGCATTATCTGCAACTTCCAAATCTCTCTCTAATTGTCTTGACAAGTCTTCTAAAGTCTGTTCGTTACCATTAATTGGTTTTTCTAGCATATCTTCAAGTTTCTTTCTATTTTCTGGAATTGGTCTTAACAAATCATTGCTACCACATGTATCACATTCCATTTCACTTGTAGGGTTTATTTCATGTGCTATTGCCTTCTTTGCTTCATTTCTTGGTATGGTGTTAGACTCATTATTCTGATTTTGTTCAAATGGTTGGTCATCAGTATGGTCACCTTTTAATGGCTGATATTGGAATTCTTTACCACAATTATTACATTTATATTTCCATTTTTCAACTACCTCAAATCCGTTCTTAAACATCTCTCTGTTTAGAGTTTCAATAGGTATTCTGAGTGCATCAATATTATCTGCTAACTCATAAATCATAATAAGAGGAAATGGAAAAATTGGTAATTTAGCACCTGTATCGGTACTCATATAAGGTTGTGCTATGGAAGGTCTGGTTGTAGTTTCAGTATATGATTTATTACTAAACCTAGATGCAAACGCACTTAGGGTATCTCTTAATCCCATATAAAATCTTGTGTTAGGTAGTTAATAAACTTTTGTTAAGGTTTTGTCTAGTTTTTGTCACCATTTACAGGGCAATCTAATCTTCTAGAGTCCTTACATATACAAGTTTTTTCCTCATGTTGATGGGGTTTTTCACCGTTCTTATGCTTATGTGTTACACCAGTTTCCTCATGGGTATGAGTTGTTTTACCGTCTGGTATACCGTCATCTAATGCCATAATACAAAATATATAATAACGCATATAAGTATTGTTGTATGTAGTGGTGTGAGTAAGCATAACGTCTAACCACATGTTAATTCATGCGATTTGGTTATCAACTGGTAGACGGAGGACTGGTGTTACGAGCCAGCTACATAACTTTATTAGTTAATAGTATTTAAAGCTATGTATGGTAGAACTAGAACCAGATGATTATAGCCTTATTCTAAATTGGTTCGAGCATACTTATGGTAAGCTATCAGTATCTGAAATACCACTTGATGCAAAACGTACCTTTTGGAAACTTACGTTCCTTGCCGAAGACAAACTTAAAGAAATTAGACTTGAAAACCCAGAAAAATAGACTTAGTTCTATGAGCCCGTAGGGCGAATTTTTGAAGTGAGGTCGTTAATCAGTAAGCCTTATATAGCAGTCATTGTTAGGGTAGGTATGGATAAGCAAGATATCAAAAGTAAGAATGACAAAGTCATCGAACTCCAAACGCAAATTCAACTGACGCTAAAAGACATGACACAAGTCATGAACAAATTGTTCCTTATCAAGAACAAGTTGGGGAGATTGGATTGAAAGGTTCAACCGTGTTCCTATTAGCAGCAGGTATATTCTGCATTGCGACAGGCTTTCTTCTACCATTAGGTATTGGTCTATGTCTTGTAGCATTATATTTTGACGTTAGGTCAAGAATAGTGAAAGATGACGACGAAAAGACTTATA